ACATAAATCTAGAGGCATCTTTGTATGCGTGTAGATATGCCCCAGAACGGACATACTAAACCGTATAACCCCGCAGATATCGACATGGCAAACCACGAGACCGAGAAAATCAGCATGACTGTAACCGTGAATAGTAAAAAGTGGCTCGCGGAGACCTACCCCGACGCGCAATCAACTCAAGAGGCTATTCGCATGGCTATCTCCGACGCGAGACAACATCATATCGGACTCAGGAGCATCCGAGAGGACGAGGACGGTCGGCTAGTGCTAGACACCGACGATTAACGAAGTATCTTGAGGTAGATTTATGAGGAGAGAGACGTACCCAGAGGTAAGGAAGTAGAAAACCCGGCGCGGGGAGCCTTGGACCCGCCTCCCGCGCCAGCAGAACCGTACTCATACCTTATCCTGCGACCCCTTAAAACGGTCGATAGGAAGGGTATTGGTCGGTATTTCTACTTTTGCGGGTCCGTCACACCATGACGGAAAACAGACCGAATCCCGACGCAGCCGAACTGTTCGCGCGAGCCACGGAACTACCCCAGAGCAACTACGCCGCTCGGCAGCTCGCCCAGAAATGCGTCCCCACGGACGGGGAGAGTTACGACGGAGCCGGACACGTCCGACCCGTCCCGCCCCACGTCCCGCCTAAGCCAGAGGGAAGCCGATGAACGACCGTCTCCGAGAGGCAGCCGCGATATGGACGGTCCACGGACCCGCAGACGCGCTTTCCACGGTCGCGGCCGCCCGCGCGGTCGGACTCCAATACGAGGCTAACCCCGTCGTCCGAGATCTGCTAGCGGTCGGAGAACTCCCGGCCGTGATTGTTATGTCGGCTTGTGTTGCGGTCGCGGCCGCTCTTTGGCCCGTCGCCGCCGACTCTCTCGATACGCCCCCCGCTGCCGCGACCGCTTGTGTTGCGGTTGGGGCGCTAGTCGTCGCTGGTAATCTTTGGGTGGCAGCATGATTGCCGTCGAGCCAGCCCCCCACGAATACGAGGGACATTACTTCTACGACGAGCTGCAACTGTGGCTAGCAGCCGACCGGATCACGTCCGATCACGACGGAGCCTTTGAAACTTCATTCACGACCGGAAATGAGAAATGGGACGTTACTCTGTCTTATCAGGAGTCCGGACTAGTCCCCCCAGAGTCCGGCGTTACGCCCGGAGGGACGGAAATTCAACACGACACCATCCGCGAATATCGGCTTAATATGGTCCGTGATGATGATGTCGGAGAGAAGAAGGTTAAGTGTCATATCGCCCCCCGGTGGAAGGGACTGCAAGCCGAGACGAAAGACGGAGACATGACCGACGCCGCGAAAGCCGCATGGCCCGCAGGCGACGGCAGCAACGTCGAGATAAACTCATCAAATGTGGATTACGACCGTGTGCAGACCCTCCTGCAGAAAGGCGCGGCCGCCGTGAATATCAATAGTTACCACGTCTCCGAGGACCGACGCCGAGAGGAGTTTAGCCACGTCAACGACGCCGCGATGTACGTCCGACTCGATAAGACTCAATCCGGACCCATCCACGGCCGAGAGGGACCGCTCGCCCGTCTCGGCCACCTGCTCGAATCCGACCGGACAGGATATCGCAAAGTCGTGCAAGACGACACCAAAAAAGCAGGATATTACCACACCGTCACTCTCGGACCCATGCGCGTCAAAAACGCATGGACAGACCATCATATCCCCAGAGAGGTTAAGCACTATTACAAGCGCAATCCCGACTATTACGACGGCGATTATCACCTAGACCATCCGAAACTAGAAGTGGCCTATCAACGCAGCCGGTGGGACGAGAGCCTAGGCATAGAGGACCACGACGAGATTAGGCGACAACTCACCGAGACGATTTACTCAATCCTAGACGCGGCCGATATGGATATCCATCCGGACGACGGAGCCTTTCTCTCGGACAAGTATTTCATTCCGAGTCCGACCGAGATCTCCACGTTCCCGAGGCTAGACCTCGCCCGCATTGAGTCCGATCAGCGTAACGTCGTCGTGCGCCAGCTCGCCGATGGACTCTCACCCGTCGAGTGGGGGAGCGTTAAAACGCTAGTCTCGGACGGCGGTGAAGTGAGTCCGGCCGATATCGCAGACGAACACGGCTTTCATCCTGACTCTGTGAGACGAGCGCTCCGGCGAATCTCAGATATGGTCGAGCGAGACCACGGGTCCGTCGCCCTCCGGAGCCACTACGTCGCCGAGCAGGTAGCCGAGGCTGTGGACGCCGCTAAGGAGTCCGTCAGCCGAGCCGTGAACGCCGCGAGCCACGCGCTAGAGAACGCAGAGAGAGACCGGATAGACAAGCGCACAGACGAACTGATAGCGTTTTGCCAGTCACACGGGATATCCATCAACGAACGCGAAAAACGCCTCGTCCTCAAAATGGGACATATCGCATCCTCTGACGAGTGGACGACACTACTCACGAGGCTAAAAGACATTTGGACCGCTGCCGGGAGAGACCCGCAGAAACTCCGAGACGCTAGTACGGAATACTTCAATATGACCACAGAGAAGCCCACCTTCCGACCCGCGACTCAGGCGTTTACGAACCCCATATAGGCCGGTCGGCGGCTAGTGGCAACGCTAATTTTTCCCCTGGTGGAAGGAGAATATTGCCGGTTTTCTCCTGGGGAACGACGTCTTTTTTCTTGTGTTGCGGTCGAACTCCGATTTTTTGTGTTGCGGTCGAGGAGACCGACTCTCAGCGAACCGGCCGCGCCGGTCGCTTTCGCTTTAGATGTGTGCCTAAGGGCACAAAGTTAAGGAACCAGCACAGCCCCGCGCCGCGCGAAAAAAACGCCCCCCCCCACCCCCACAGCCCCGCATATGCCACGGACGGGCGATAGCAACACTCTCCCGCATATACTACCCCCGCAGATATATGCGAAGCAACTAATAGCATAGAACATATATACAACACTATGGCGAAGCAGACAGCCCGTGATCGGTGTTGGAATCGTGCGCTAGATATCGTTTTGAAGAAGGGAGGAGTAGTACGCAAGCAAGACCTGATATTGGCAGAAGAAGTCTCCGAGAGGACCGCCGCAGACGTATTGTCCACCATGACAGACATGGGCTGGTTAAAGAGAGAATACGTCCCCGGACCGAAAGCCGACAATTGGAGACGCGGAGACGAACTCCCCGCGACACTCAGCACGGAGGGAGCAAAATGAAAGAATGCGAGTCTTGTGATAGTGATTTCCGCGTTCTAGTGTGTGAGGTAGCGAACGGAGTAGAAGGATACGGCAGAGTCGAGGCATATCTATGCTACAAGTGCCGACAGAAATTCACTCACAGGGTGATTGAATGAGCCATCCAACCTGTGCTATCTGTGGCTTCGAGGCAGACGGAGCAGACCACGTTAAAATCACGGTCGAGAGAGTCCCGCCCGAGCAGCCGCCACAGACATACTACGCGCATAAACGCTGTTACCAGAACTGCCAGAACTGGCAGAGAGAAGTCTAGACTACGGCCGCAGCCGGTCGGCCGGAATCTGTGCCTCCCTCGCGTGAGAGCGATAGTGTGTCTCCCCCGGATTCGTCCAATTGGTGATTTTGATAGACTCTGCCGAGAGAGACCGACTCTCTTTAACGCAGATCTCGGTCTCTCTCGCCTCATACCAAATCAGCACATATCCGCCGCCACTCTCGCCTAAGATTTTGTGTTGGTCATCCCAGAACTTGAACGTCGGACGGACGCCGTTTACCATACATGACTTGATGTCGAACGGTCGGCCGTCCCGAGCCGTCGCGTCGAACTTGAGACCTTCCACGACCGGATAATCTAGGGAGAGAGGATATCTCTCGGCAGCCCACTTCTCGGCTAGATTTCCATACCGGCCGACTATCGACGGGTCGTAACTCATGGCTGTTTGTGTTTGGGTTGCGGTTGCAGCTCTAGTCTGACCGGAGAGACGCGAGCGCAAAGACGATCAACCACGAGTTTTCCGGTCAAATCGTCGCTGATGCTCCCCGCTTTCGCCCGCGTATAAAATAATGATTGCTCCGGGGGGGTGTCCGTCATTCTATTAGTCATCCGCCGGAGCAGTATCTTTTGAGACTATCTCCGTATGGCGATTATCGTTATTCCATGCGCGATACACTTTTCCTACCCAGTCCTCGGAGTATGGGACTAGTTCGGCAGCCTCTCCGTACGTCATTCCGGAGTCGGCCGCCGTGATAGCCGTCCGAATATGCTCCTCTTTGCGTATCTCGTCCGGACTCTCGGTCTCCCCCTCGGAGTCGTCATCTTCTAGGATGATATCAAACTCCGACGCTTCCCTCTCCGGATACGACTCGGCCGTATCTGTGAGTCCCTTATAGTCGGCCTCGTGTTGCCAGTCGTCTACCCCGCCCTCGGAGGACAGTAACTCTGCCCGGCCGGGGTCCGTGCGCGACGGCTTATTAAGCGCAAATGAAGCCACTCGCCGGATACTCCGAGCCGTCTTAGTCCGGGTGTGGCCGATGAGTAGGACACTCCCCTGTTTGGCATATGGCCCGTGCTTATCCTCCTTTTTTCTGATAAATAGCAGAGAGTCCGAGAACTGCTCGGCTGCCTTGTTACCGCTGCCGAACCCAGAGAGTTCTTGAGCGATTTCGTCGAGGACCGCGAGTACCGGCCCCTCGACGGACGCCATCGCTTCTAACATCTCGCGGTCGGAGTTTACGATTTGGTCGAACCCGTCCCACGACGTATTACCGATTATCGTCCCTCCCGTCCGGACTCGCCACGCCCGCGCAACATCGAGCGTCGTCGCCGTCTTTCCACTTCCGGGCGACCCAAACACAAGCCCGATAGCACCCTCGTAAGACAGTTGCTCTGCCGCGTCTGAGTAGATATCCCCTCCCTCCCGTTCGTTCGCTGTGAGTCCGGTCGCGGATTTCATCTGAGAGACGCTCCCGTGCCTAACAGCCTCGTCTATCGTCTCCGTTGCAGCGTTGCTGATGATGAGTCTCCCTATCTCTGTGTCTTCTATGTCGGTCTCCGGCCCTAGGAGGCCGTCGTAGTAATTTAGGAGACGCAGCGTCTCCCGGTCGTCTACCAGCCCCGCAAAGGACCGTACATTACGTCCGGGGTTCTCTCCCCGGAGCGCACTACCTAACTCTGCGGCCGCGTATGCTCCTGTTTTGTCGTTACTCATGGTTGGTCCTCAAAATCCAGGGCTTCTGAATCATCGAGTAGGTCAAAGCCGACGATCTCCTCACTCTCCCCGTTCCGCTTCTGCTCCATGTCCCCCGCGTTCATCGACTCCGGCCGGAGAGACGGCGGCACTTGCTCCTCTATTATCTCGCTGATGCTCTGTGAGTCGCCGAACGTCGGGTTGGTCGTGTTATCTAGCAATTCCTGCTGGTCTTTCAGTCGCTCCCGGTCTATCGTCCGGGCGATACTCCGGAGCCTCCTTTGGAGATATCTGCTCCGGCGAGCCGCCGGCTCGAACTCCTCCCGGAGTTCGGCAATCTGCTCTAGCGCGTCCGGTAAGAGCGCGTCTCCCGCGAGCTGCGAACCGGCGACGGACTCCCGCCAGTTGGCGACGGCTACGTTATCCTCCGGCCGATACTCCTTACACTCATAGACGCGCTTTGAGACCGGCCACTCAAACAGCGTCCCTGCGTGGACTTCCATCGCTTCAAATTGGTCCTCGGACAGCTCCCAGACAGAGCCGCCCGTATCGTCTGAGGCTTCAAAGGCCACTAGATAGATACCCTCCTCCTCGGGTAGCAGCGACTCGACTTTCCCGGCCGCGAAATATCCGGCTCCGAGCGCAACCACTCCGGCCGTCGCTGCCGCGTAAAAGCCGTCCATTTCCCATACCGGGGTTACGTAGCCGTAACTCGCGGCCGCGACGTATAGCAGGACTCCTGCGATTACTAGGCGGCTGTTCGCGCGGAGATAATCGACGATACTCATAGTATCCTCTCGTAGTCTTTGCTCTCCTTATCTCGACGGCGGGCAACTATCCCGAACGTCAGCCCGGCTGCTCCTGTCGCCGTCAACACTACGAGGATCTGCACGGTCTCGTAAGATATCGGAGCGCGGTTTGGCTGCGTCTCCCCGGTAGAGACGTAACTAAAACTATTCTGGGCGATACTCCCCGGCGTCGTCATGGTTAACGCCGCCTGTCCTCCTCGACGTGGGACACTCACGAAAACCTCTGTGAGACCTTTCGGGAGACGCTTTTGATATATGCGCCCGCTTCCTGCTCCCTCCGAGAATTGGACCGCCTCGGTCATGGTCATACGAACGCTAGCGTTAGTCTCGAATAGCAAAACGAAACCCTCGCGGTCGTCGTTATAATCCCACTCTACTAGGCGGGTCTCTGGTCCGATTTTCTGGGCATACGTTCGCTCCGAGTCCGACAGTTCGACTGTGCGATTCAGCTCAATTCCGGGGTCGTTCTGTCCTGCAGCTGCTCCTGTGCCGTTATAGCAACCGCAACACAAGCAAAAACGCGGTGGTTCATGGTTGGCCTAACGATTCCCTAGCAACAGCGCAACTACTGCGCCGCCGAGTGCTACGATTCCGAGGTTTGACGCACCCCCTCCGAAGTCACTAAAGAATCCGGCTCCGGCTCCTCCCCCCCCGGAACTCGTTTCCTCCTCTGCTTCCTCTTGTAATCTGATTTGTTCTTCTCTGATTTTGGCTAACTCCTCCTCTATCGCCGAGATATCGGCCGTCTGCGTTGTCCGAGCCTCCGGCGCGAAAGAGTCGATCTCCTCGCCGTTGGCTTCAATCGAGACAATCGTAAACGGGTCTTCTAGTTGCACGAAGTCGGACGCTTCTTCTCCCGTTTCCGAGTCGGTATATTCGTAGGCTATGTATAGCGGCTTATCCCACGTTGTCGGTTCATAGCGCGTCTCTTTGACGAATTTTCCGGTATCTGGTGGCTTGTATTCTGTGTAGATATCTGCCTGAATTGTGACGTTGCCACCCGGCCGGTGGACGGTCATCGTTACCGCCTGCTCTGCCGATGATGGGATTCCGAGCATCGACGCATAGGCTGACTGTCCGGCATCTCCACCGTAGTTCTGTTCTAATTCTGTCGCCGCCGTAATCGGGTCTACTATATCCTCGGTTGGGATATCTCCCGGTTCGTATTGTGCATACACATCTCCCGTAAACCCGTTTAACGCCGCATTTGCTTCGTCCCTAGCCGCCTCTAATTCTGTGATTGCATTTTCATATCTTGAATAATCTAGAAATGCAGTCTCAGTATTATCTTCAGGGTTTGTAACATACACCACTGCAGGCGCGGGAATATCAATATCTGCGGAACTTGTGGGTATGCTAAATAGTCTTAACCATCCCCCCGCAGAACGGCTAGTAGAACCGGCCTTTTCCCCACCATTCCATCTAACGTTTTCAGATACGTATTTCTCTCCATTTACTAATGTATAATTTCGGTAATCAGGGTCACTAGTTATGGAATATGGGGCTTTCATATATCCATCAGGGTCAGATTTTGGACGGGCTATGAAGATATCCCCTTCATTTAAATTACTGTGTGCGGCGGCTTGGTCGGCCATATGCACGAATTGCCTTTGTTGCGCCTCTAGATGGGTAATGATATTTTTCTCAATAGTGGTATAATATTCATCTATTGCTTTATTCATTTCTTCTTTTGCTGTTTGCTCACTACTCCCGTTATTCATTTCCGTAAGTAGCGCGGCTTTGCCTTTTGCCAAAGCCACATTTTTAGAAGTAGAAATGTTGTTTTCTATTGAAGTCATCACCCTTTCATCCGCAGACTTCATATTTAATGCACCTTCATAAATTGCGGCATGAAGTGCATCACCGCCAGTATAGCCCGAATAATCTCTAGTATCGCCTAGATACTTTTCTGCACCTGCAACGGCCAAATACGCTAGTGAAACGGCGGCGAAACCAACGATAGGCACTGCTGCCCGCGCCCCGCCAATCGCGCCCGTCCGACTCCCGGCATAGCCGACTCCGAGCGTAGCACCCGACGCGATTAGTCCCCGACGCATTACCCCCCGGCGCGTCATCCCGTTATCGGCTTGTGTTGCGGTAGAGGCGTTATCTCGGTCCATTCTAATCACGCCCCATCAGGAAGTATGCACCCACTAGCACGACGCCGATCACCGGGAGAGACAGACCGCCAGCGCTCCCGAGCAGACCGCCGCCGCCGGCACTCATTTCTAGCGTCCCCCAATCCGCATAATCGACGAGAGACCCGCTATCTGTATCTACGAGAACCTGCACGTTATCCCACTCAGACATGGTAGTGTCGTTAATCGTGAACTCAGAACTTGAGATATTGCCCTCAGAAACAGAGACCGTCTCTGTTTTGAGGACCGTCCCGTTCGCAGCATCCATCCCGTCATTATATCCGGTATAGGTGACATTCACATCCACCGGAGCAGACCCGTTAAAGTCATCAACGCCCTTGATATCGACGTATGCCGAGTCCGTCGTATTCACCGGAGTAAACGACTGGTCGATTAGGACGGTCGAGCCTGTTTGTGCCGCGACCCCGCCCGTCAGACCCATCCCCACGGCCGAAACGAGGACCGCGAGGACGAGCGCAATACTCCCGATTTTGCTTGTGTTGCGGTCAGTCATCAGTCATCATCTCCCTTGATTTTGTCCACCACATCAACCACGTCATACGCTCCGAGATTATCCGCGAGAGTCAACGCGCCAGCCACGCCGATCACTCCGTACAGAGCCGTCCCCACGGTCGGAGAGGTAGCCGAGACGATCTCCGTGATTAGATTCACGTCGAAGAACTCCACGAGTCCCCAATTCAGAGCTGCAACCGATGTAGTCACCCACAGAATCCCTGCGATAGTGTCGTCACCGTCAAACACGGACCCCATTAGAGCATCCACCCCAGAGCAGCCTGCCCGCTAGTTACGAGGACAACGTAGGCGAGTCCCCAGAGATCTGCGCTCTTGAAGAACGAGCCGACCGTATCAGGGAACACGACGAACGCGACAGGGAGTAACAACGTCCCTAGCGCCGCTGCGTAGTAGTACCCTTCTAGGTCTTGAACGTCATTAGTCAGCGAGGACAACTCCGCATTATCATTAGTGACGAGCGTCCCCACGACGGCCGCGTAGCCGATTACCCACGCCGTCGAGAGACCGATTCCAGCCGGGGAGAACAGCGTAGCCCCGAAATCAACGCCGAATAGTTCAAACGTCCCGATTCCAACGAGCAAAAAGCCCGCCATCGTGTTTAACACGAACAGAGACGCATCAATTGCGTCCATTTGCATTTTTGCCATAAGGCAGATTACCAATATAGACCCCCAC